TTAAGGCGATTGAGCTTTTCCACCCTATTTGGAAGCGCTAATGCCCTTTCATTGAGTTTAATCGTGGTCCTTACTCTACACCGCTCTGTAGTAAAACCTATTGCTTCAATTATGTTTGAGACCTTTAGATACATGTGCATGGCTTCCTGATATGGCATGAGGCCGGTGCTGAGTTGCATTTCCTTGTACCCATTAGAATATGTGGGTGCAAGCTTAAATGTCTCGTTAGTAGCTTTAAAATCACTCTTTATTTCAGTAAACCATTTTACCTTTTTTCCCAATGCTCTAGCAATCTTTGCGGCTGCATCCATTTTTCTCATAGGAGAAAAGAATTCAAAACAGAATGAGATTTGGGTGTTATCGTATATGTTCTTCTTATCTAAAGATTTAAACATTATTAAGTGTTTCTTTATTCTATTTATCTTATGAGATCCTTTTAGGAAATGAAAGTATTAAATTAATAGGCTGAGATTAAAGATATGTGAATAAATAAAATAAATAAAGTTGCTACATGGCAAAAGTCACAGACAATTTTAAGGTTTTCAATAGGCTCAGCATATATGTTGAGGACCTTTTATCTCAGACCATCAACTACTTGACGTCTAAGTTTAATCAGAGTAGGGCAGTATTTACATCAGCCTCACCGTTTGGACAGTTATTATTGGTTGTTGAGAACCTTACACAATTAGTATTCTACTATATAGAAGACTCGATCACCGAGTTAAACATTAATGAGGCGACTAGACTAACGTCAGTCTATTCACTAGCCACACTGGCTGGACACAATCCAAGCAGAGCAGTATCTGCGTCTGGTGAAATCAGCCTGTCAACTAAGGCTGGAGCCGGAGAGCCACCTACTGACTTTGTAATTATACCAAACCTTTCTAGAATAAGGTGTAAGAACAACGGTCTAACCTATGTGCTTGACCTTTCACAGGATGAGATCAAGTTTTCATTTAACGGCACAACAAACGGTCTTAAGCTGGGGATCCGTCAGGGAATAATCGAATCCCAAACAGTCTCAGCTAAGGGCGAACCCATCGAAAGCTTTGCGATAGGTAGCCCACAAAACTACTATATCGATAATTTTATAGTTAACGTTCATGTAAATGGAGAGCGATGGAGAAAGTACGATTCAATCATTGACATGCCTAGAGGAGACAAGGCATACATGATTAAAACCGGAATGACGAGCGGAGTTGATCTTTTCTTCGGCAACGGTAATTATGGACTGATTCCGACCAGGGGATCAGATATCTTAGTTGAATACTTGGTGACTGAGGGATCAAACGGAAATATCAGAAGTAACGATTTGGCCAGTATTAAGTTTGAATTCGTGGACACCGGATTTAGCATATTAGGAGACGAGATAGACTTAAATCAATATATTGAGATCACCACAACAAACGCACCCTTCTTTGGAACAAATGCTGAGGACTCTAAATTAACCCGTCTTCTTGCACCAAGACAGTCTAAAAGTTTTGCGTTAGTGAATGTTGACCATTATGAGAGCGTGTTAAGAAAGCTGAAACTTTTCTCCATCATCAATGTTTCAATTGATGAAGTTGATTCTAGGATGTTAAACCTATTTCTTATACCTGATATCCGAAAAACATTTAGTGTAGCCCAAGACTATTTTAGCGCCAGTCTTAATAGATTTGTGATGAATGACTATCAAAAGAATCAGCTACTACAATATCTTGAAAAATCAGGTAGTAAAATGATTTCGACCGATGTTCAGATAATTGATCCGATTCCTAGCGAATACGTCATAAACACCTCTATCATTGTGTTTGATGACGTTTCATCCGAGATAATCAAGAGGGACATTCTTAATAATTTAGGTGAATACTTTATTCAAAACACCAGGTTCACCAGGATACCTAAGAGTGACCTGATAAAGATAATTGAGGAGGTCAATGGAGTAGATTCTGTCTCAATAAATATAGTGTGCAAAAAGAACGAGATCTTAAAGGTGCAGAATCCATCAGCTTCCGATATTGGTCTTGATGAGTTTAATGATATTATTGTTTCATATCAGGAACTCCCAATAATCCGAGGAGGTTTTACTGATCGATATGGTAATGTTTACTCTGCTGGCATCACGCCAGACTCGCTTGGGCCAGTTAACATTCAGATTAAGGAAATAGTTCCTCGACCAAAAAAGGTAAATTAACATGGTAAAAAATAGCATATATCGTCCAATCTTTGAACGTAGGGAAAAGAGGACAAATGTAGGTTTTGATTATAAGGGTCAGATCCTAAAAAAGACGCTTTCAACTCAAATGTTTGGAGCACATCCTCTTCTTGATTATTTACTTCAGCAGGTAGAGAGTATAGTATATGAGTGGGTAGAGGCAGTAAAGCAGATAAAGATCACAGCAAATCCAGCATTGGACAAATACGAAAATAAAATCAGATAAGTTAATGGGTAGCAACAAATCAGGAATGAGCCGAGAAAATCGTGCTCACCTCAGGGACGAGATACAATCCCTATTGGGATCGATCGGTACTGAGTCACATGGAGACATGGTGATTGATAACGAGATCTCTGAAAAGACTAGACCTGAAAGTCCATACGATTTTGAGGAGATGAGTAATCAGTTTACAGTCAAAGCTAGGGAAATCACTGATTCCCTATTTAAAAACTTTGTGGATATTGGAATTTTTGAAAAAAATGATTATGCTCGACATAAAAAGGAACTAGATACAATCAACATCTCAAACCTTTTCTTTCAATTAAAGACAATAAAGATTACAATTATTAAGGTGATGGAGGAAATAACTTCAGGTAACACTCACCCTAGACTAATTGAGGTAATGGGTCAGTTACAAGATAAGATGGCCTCGATTACCAAGATGCAGGCAAATTATGTGCTCTTTCTTGAGGACACATATCGTCAGTTAAACTCCGCTGCTCCAGTAAATCCAGATTCAGAATTTGTAGATTCAAGTTCTACTGAAGGTCAGTTCTTTATTACAGTAGGAACAAAAAATCTAATCAATATCTTACCTGGAGAATCAGCGGACGACTCGATTAAAGTACCTACTGGGAGTTTATTGGACCCATCTAATAAATCCGAACTGATGCGGGAAAGAAACATAGAGCTTAAGAGCGATGAAGCAGACGATGACTTTATGGACATCAGTGAAATAATTTAACTTAATGAAAGACGTCATGACCAATGGTGGCGCTTTTAGCCATCGAAAACTATCAAATCTTTCGGGTTCGCCTGAAGATACTAACACTTCACTTTGGACAACTGCTCGTATCAATAAGCTTCTCGATGCGATTGAAAATGACGGATTCGATATTAAAGGTCTGCATAATTCTCCATTTAAAGACAATGATGTTAACTTAAAAAGAGGAAACCTTCCATTTGAATATACGCCAGAAGAAGTAGAAGAACTTAAAAAGTGTAAAGCTGATGTTCTCTATTTTGCCACTAATTATTGTAAGATTCAAACTGGTGATGGTGTTAAATACATAAAGGATACTGAAGGTCTTCGAGATTTTCAAGAACAAATCCTGCAATCTTTTAGAGGAAACAAGTGGAATATCCTAATGGCAAGTCGACAGACCGGTAAATCAGTTACATCAGCTATTTTTATCTTATGGTTTCTTCTATTCAAATCTGATAAGACTGCCCTAATTGTTGCAGATAATTTTACTACAACTCGAGAGTTAATGGATAAGTTTAGAATCTGTCTTGATGGGCTGCCTTTCTTTATGAAGCCTGGAATCAAACATATCAATTCAGGAAACATTAAGTTTGATAACGATAGTCGTATTGTTGGTAGAACGACTACTAAAAAATCAGGTATCGGTCTTACTGTAAATATCCTATATATTGATGAGTTCGCGCATATCGATGAAGCAAAATTAGATGAATTCTATCGAGCAATCGTTCCTACAATCACGGCCGATCCGAATGCAAAAGTAATTATTACTTCTACACCAAACGGTAAAAATAAATTCTATGAGATCTGGGTAGATGCTATTGCTGGAAAAAGTGACTATGTTCCTCTTAGGGTTGATTGGTGGCAAGTTAAAGGTAGAGACGAGGCATGGAAGCAATCAGTTATCGCAAACCTTGGATCAGTTGAAGACTTTAACCAGGAATATGGACTCCAATTTTTCTCATCAGACCAATTACTCCTAAACTCTAATGAATTAAAGAGACTCTATAATATCAAGTCAGACTATATAAATACAACATTTGCATTGCCTGAAGAAAAGCAATGGATTAATGAC